CGGGCTCCAGTGAGTAGTCCGGGACCATCGTCCCGTCCCACTGGGAGATGAGCGCGGTGCCGGCACGGAGCAGAGCGTCCGCGTAGTCGGTCGCCTGTTGCTGGGTCAACGGTGTCTGCACCTTCTCCACACGAGCCACCTTGCCGAACAGACCCCCGAACCTGGTCGGGGAGAAGGTTCCGTTGTCCCTGCGGGTGACAATGACCGGGGGGGATCCGTCCAGGCGCTCGGAGACAACCGTCACCGAGTTCGCGACCCCGTCCCTCGAGCGGCCCACCTGTGCGGAGACGAGCAGGCCTCCCTCTCCGTCACGGATGTCGAGCAACGGCGCGGCCCCTTCATACCCATAGGCCCGCACGGTGAACGCGCCGGAGCCGAGGGTGTACCAGCGGGCACCCAGCACGGCAGACAGATCGTCCAGCGCCCTGCCTCGGTCGTCGTCGAACACGAGATCCGCGGGGACCGGTTGATCCACCGGGGCGCCGACCAGGTCGAACGTGGCCTGCGGAACCGCGTCCAGGATGATGGCCTGGATCTCGGCCAGCACCGAGCTCGAGTTGCGGACCTTCCACGGGCGCTCGAACGGGTACGCCACCACATCCGCAGCCAGATCGTCTGCGTCCACCGAGACGGTTCCGTCGTCGTTGCGCAAGGGGTTCTGCACCCGGCCTTTGAAGAGGGGGAACGTCTCCTCGGTGCCGTTGCCGTACTTCAGTCCGGCCCGCACGGTGAGCACGGCGATCGACTCCGAGAGCGGGGACGTGGACGTCGTGGGGAACCAGCCTCCGGGTAGATCCAAGGTCAGCCTGCGCGTTACCCGGGACTGGATCCGCGCGGACACCGAGCCAGAGGTGATCGGGAGGGGGAGAAGTTCCGGGGTCCCTTCGGGCGAGAGGGTGAGCGGGTTCCCGTCGATGTCCGTGGAGGTGACGTACGCGGCCACCTGGTGGGGTGCTGTCAATGCCTGCGTGTACTGCGCGCTCCGCGTCAGCATCAGAGGAGGACCGCCCACCAATTCGTAGCGTTGAGGGTGCGGCCGGACATGGTCACCGAGGCGGGGAGCGCGGTGAGTCCGGCCCCCGACGTGGCCGACCGTGCGGTCGTGGCCGTGAGTCCGACATTGAGGGGGTTCGGGCCGGACGTCCAGGACCCGACCCGGGTCAGGCTCGGGGGTGTGGTGGCTCCGTTGGTCAGCCACGTCACGTAGTGCGCTCCCGCGGGGACGACCACGGGGGTGGACCAGTTCACTTGGTAGAAGCCGGTTGCCCCGAAGTTGGCTGTCTGGTCGGCCGTGGACCGCAGCAGAGTCCCCGCCGCGTTGTAGAGACCGACGAAGTTCTGCCCGGCGGTGAGTCCGCTTCCGGCGGCCGAGACGTTGTACGCCACCGAAGTGAGCGTCTGCGTCTCCCGGATCTGGAGCCGGATCATGTAGAGGGTGCCGAAGGTGAGCGCTCCGACGCTGACCACCATGCCGGGGTCGCCCGTCCAGGCGATCGCGTTGTGGTCTGCTGCGACCACCTCCCCGATCGGGGGTGTGGCTGCGAGTTCTGTCTCGGCCACAGTCAGGCGCGCATCCTGGTCGGTGAACGCGTCGTTCACCGGGACGTGCCAGTTGGTGGTGCCGAACGGTATGGGTGTGTACACCATGATCAGTCTCCGAATCCTCCGTCGCCGAACCCGCCTTCACCGAACCCCGCATCCCCTGGCGGGTCGACCAGGGTCCCGTCTGCCAGATCCTGATTCGTGCCTCCGGCCGCTGTGAGATCGGCGTATGTGGGAAACGTGGCCTGGACCGCACACCAGTTAGCATCCGCGGTCCCTTGCTTGGGTCCGAGCGGGGCCGCCGTGGTGACGTACGGGACGGTCCAGAGCCGGTACGGCTTGCGCTGGTCGCTGCCCAGATAATCCCGGGGGATGTCTCCGGGCTGGATCGCAATGTCGACCTGGTCATACAGCAGAGGCAGTTGCAGGAAGAGCGGCCCGCCGGCCGTGATCAGGTCGTAGAACGCCGCGTGTGCGGCTACGGTGCGGGTCAGCACGGTGAACGAACCCGAGTGGTTCTTGCGCCGGTCGTAGACGGATGCGGCCACTTCCGAGCCACCGATCTCGGGAGTGACCGTATCCGCGTCGTAGGTCAGGGTCCCGAACCCGACCCACACCGTTTCCGGCTCCCCCTCCTGGCACGGGGCTGTAGGCGTCTCGCAGAACCCGGCCTCCACGTCGGCCCACGGGCGCAGCGGGTCGCGTACCCATACGGTGTCGATGGTGGTCTGGCTGGGTCCGAGATCGATCGTCGCCGCATCAGGGGCTCCGATCGCCTGGTGATAGACGTCCACGAAGTTGGGCGCCGTGGTGTCGACGTACACCGCCTGCTCCCCGAGCAAGGGAACGTTCTGGAGAAACGTCCACGGCCCGGCTGCGGAGTCGGACCGGTACAGGTTGGCGCTCGTCTGGGAACCGGCCTCGGTCGTGAAGTCCAGGAAGAGGGTGATCACGCGTCAGTATCTCCATCCCTGTGAACTGTCCCGGAGACGCCGATGGCCGTCCTTGCGGAGTCGGTAGTCAATCCGTTCGTCCAACCGATCGGAGCCGATGTACACCGTCACGGCCGGGGCCATAGGTTCCGGAAGCGCGAGCCGGAAGGCATTCGATCCCGCCTGCGGGAAGTCGGCCAGGGAAGAGGCGGTACGGGGGATGGCCCGGGCCATGGCGGCCGCCGCGTTCTCGAGATCGGGAACGGTGGCCTTGATACCCACGATCATTCCCTGGACGGTGTTCCTGCCGAGTTCTGCCATGACGCGGGACGGGCTGAAGATGGACAGCACACTGGCCACCTTCTGGCGAATCGCGGCGGCCATGTTGGACACGGTGGACAACAGGCCGCCGAGTCGGGAGGTAATTCCGTTGATGAGTCCGGAGACGATATTCCGTCCCGTGGTGTAGAGCAGTGCGCCCACCCGTCCGAGAGCCTTCTGAATCCTGCCGGGTATGCCCCGGAAAATGGAGACCGCAGTACCGATGGCGGAGGCTATTCGACCCACGAAGTTAGCCATGTCCACCCCGAAACGTCGGAGCTGGTCAACCGCTCCGCCTACTGCATCGGAGACGCTGCGTCGGAACCTCTCGAACGAGGACAGGATGGATCCGATGCGCTCCGCGGTGGCCCGCGACATCGTCGCGATGGCCGTTACGTACCGGGAATTCATCACCTCAGAGACTTTGGTGACGATCGGAATGATCAGGTTTTGCAGCACCCAGTGAAGGGCCCTGAGCGCTATCGCCAGGATTTGGAGGACGGTTTGCACGACCTTAATCGCAAACGGAAGTTGCTCACGGAATATGATCGCCAGGTCCAGAAGGACAGGACCCAGTTCCTTGATGACCGGGAGGAGTTCGGGGCCGACTTTGTTGATGAAGTCCCGGAGCGGCGGACCTAGCTCCTCGATAACGGGAGCGAGTTGGACGAATGCCTCTTTCAGCAACGGGAGAACATTGTCGACCAGGTCCCCAACGGTCGTGACCAGCTCCCGCAGGATGGACTGGAATTCTTCCGATGCGGTGAGCCGTTCGAAAGCCTCGGTCAATTCTTCCAGGACAAAGAACAGGGAGCCGGCCTCTTCGGTCACGCCACCGACAACGTTCTTGATCCCGCCGAAAACGTTGTCCGCTATTCGGCCGAGTTGCTGAATGACATCGACGGCACCCTCGATGTCCTGTTCCAGCTCCCCGGTCTCGAATGCCGTGGCCACCCGTTCCGTGATGCGGTCGAACACCCCGGCCACCCGATCCGCGAACCGCTCGAGCGTCGGGCCGCCCGCTGCGGCCAGGAGACCGAGCGAGGCGACGACCTGAGCGGGGATCTTCTCCATGGACCGGAGGGACTTCGTCGCGGAGTCGAGAGCCTGGCCGAGGACGCCCCGCTCTCCCAGTTCGGCGGCCGTGGCCCCTGCCTCGCGACCGGCCCGATTGAAGCTGTCCGCCGTGGTGTTGAGAGCACGTCGCAGATCCGGCAGGACCGCATCGGACACGCGCTTCAGCGTGTCCGCAAACCCGTCAAAGAACCGGTTCTGCACCCCTTGCTGGAGCCGGCCCAGTTCCCCGCGCATCGACTGGAGTGCCTTGACGAACTCGCGCGCGTT